AGGAAGATCACTGGTGGCCTATTATGTCAGGTGAAGTTCCTATACCTGATCATATTTCTAAGGAAGAAAGTCGTATGCTAGTCAAGCCTGACAACTGGGTATTCTTTACTCAACCTAGTGGGATGCTTGAAGAAAAAGATGAAGAAGGTGCTATTACTGGATATAAACCTAACAAGGATGCAGAGAATCGTAAAAATATTTTAGAATCATATTATCCTAACTTGGTTCAAGGTAAAACTAAATCATGGATTGATGTATATGTTATGAATAGATTGGGTTCTATTCAAGATGGTAAGCCAGTATATAATATGTTTGTGGCTGATACTCACGTTTCAAAAGAAGAAATACCTGTAGCTGATGGAGTTCCACTGTATATTGGTTTGGACTTTGGCCTTACTCCTGCAGCAGTCTTTGGTCAAAAGGTTAGAGGTAGATGGTTAATACTACAGGAAATTGTGGCATTTGATATGGGTATAGTTAGATTTGCAGAACTACTAAGGGCAGAGATAGCTACACGATATAATAACTTAGAGGTTAATATTTTTGGTGATCCTGCAGGTGACTTCAGATCACAGACAGATGAATCCACACCTTTTCAGATATTAAGAGGTGCAGGATTAACAGCTAGACCTACAAATAGTAATGATGTCTCGCTAAGAATAGAGTCGGTTTCTTCAGTATTAAATAGGATGGTTGATGGCTTATCAGGAATTTTAATTGACTTTAGGTGTAAAGAGTTGGTAAAAGGATTTGAGGGTGGTTATCAATATCGCCGACTTCAAGTGTCAGGAGAGCGATATGAGGATAAACCTCTCAAAGACAGGTACTCACATATACATGATGCTATGCAGTATCTTATGTTGGGTGCAGGTGAAGGAAGGCAAGTGTTAGGCATGGGAAAAAAAATAGAGACATTTAATGCTAGAGTAGAGTATGATGTTTTTAATCGCAGACCTAAACAAGCTAAACGTCAAGGTTTATGGGCAAGAATGTAAGGAGATTTCTATGTGTATAGGTGGTGGTAGATCAAGTCCTCCTCCTCCAACTAAGGAGGAAAAGGAAGAAGAGATGGAAAGAGAAGCTCAAAAAGAAGAAGAGACAGCCAAAAGAACTGAAGCAAGACAAGATGTTCTTGAGGAAAACATTACTAGAAGACGTAGAGGGTCAGGTCGTAGATCACTTCTTCGTGGTTCAGGTGGTGGTATTGGTTTTTACAATGAGTATAATCAGTAATGCATGAAAAAACTGCAGAGGGTATGATCCAAAGATACGAGAAGGCTCTTACTGTCAGGCGAGAGTTTGAAGAACTCTATGACGAGATCTTTGAGTATTGTCTTCCACAAAGACAAGGTTTTAAAAACTATACCCCCGGCCAAAGGCGAGATGATAAGATCTTTGACGAGACTGCAGTTGTTGGTATTCAAGAGTTTGCTTCACGACTGCAAGCAGGGTTAACACCTAACTTTGCTAGATGGGCAGACTTTGTTACTGGATCAGAAGTTCCCCAAGAAGAACGTGATGACATTAACAATGAGCTTGATAAGGTTACTGATTATGTATTTGAGATATTACAAACATCAAACTTTGCACAAGAAATACATGAGTGCTTTATAGATTTAGCATTAGGTACTGCAGTCTTACTTGTAACAGAAGGTGATGCAGTTAACCCAATTAGATTTCAATCTATTCCATTACCTCATGTTGTTTTAGATACTGGCCCTGATGGTAGGGTAGATCATGTGTTTAGAGAACGCATGATTAAAAATGCAGACATAATGGTTGCTTATCCAAAAGCAGCATTGACTCCAAATATATTAGAAAGAATTAATAATTATCCCGAAACTAAATGTAAGATATTAGAAGTATCTTGCAGATTATATGATGACATTAACGAAGAAAAGTATTCTTACATGGTCATTGATATGGCTAATAAAGAAGTTATTATGCAAGAAATATACAAAGGTGTGGGATCAAATCCATTTATTGCTTTCAGATGGAGTAAAGCAAGTGGTGAGATATATGGCAGAGGCCCTGCTGTAAATGCATTAAGTGCAATCAAAACCTGTAACTTAACAATAGAAATGATACTTGAAAATGCACAGATGGCTATATCAGGTATCTATCAAATAGATGATGATGGTGTAGTAAACGTAGATACAATAAATCTTGTCCCCGGAACTGTTATACCTAAAGCACCAAATACTCAAGGACTACAACCAATTAGATCGGCAGGATCTTTTGATGTTGCTAATCTTATTTTAAATGATATGAGAAACAATATTAAAAGGGCATTATATAATGATATGCTAGGTGATCCAAATAAAACACCTGCATCTGCTACAGAAGTTGCTGAACGTATGGCTGATCTTTCAAGGAAGATAGGTTCTGCATTTGGTAGACTGCAAGCAGAAATGGTTCAGCCAGTATTGCAGAGAGTAATTTATATTCTCAGGCAACAGGGTCGAATAGAAATGCCTACAGTTAATGGAAGAGAAGTAAAGATTAGGAGTGTGTCTCCCCTTGCACAAGCTCAATCTAATCAAGATATTGTTTCTCTAAATAGATTTTTACAGACAGTAGCAGGATCATTTGGCCCTGAGATATTAAATTTACTTATATCTTCAGAGGAGACTGCACTGTACTTAGCCAAGAAGTTTGGTGTGCCTGACACATTAATTAGAGATGCTGACGAAAGACAGCAGTTAATACAGATGGCACAACAGATGCAACAAGCCCAACAGCAAGGAGAGATGCCTAGTGGCCCAACCGAAGTACTTGGGGGTTGATGGATACCAACGACCTCGTGAACAAGATGAAAAAATATCACAAGACATATTAGCATTATTTAATACACCAGTTGGATTGAGTGTATTACAGTATTTAAAGTCTGTTACCATAGAAGCAGTAGCAGGGCCTAATATTACTGATGCTGAACTAAGACATTTAGAAGGGCAACGATACCTTGTTGCTCTTATAGTTAAACGAATCAATCACGCACAAAGGACAAAGAAATGAATGAAGCACCACAAGAATCTGCTACAGAAACTTCTGTAGAAAATACCTCTGCCTCCACAGACCCAACTACTGAAGCTGTAGCAGATACCACAACTAGACCTGAATGGCTGCCTGAAAAGTTTCAGACACCTGAAGACTTAGCTAAATCCTATTCTGAATTGTCTACAAAGATTGGGCAAAAAGAAGAAGAGATAGAAAAGAAACTACAAGAAAAACTAGAAGAAGAGGCTTATGCTCAAAGACCTGCTAGTGCAGGAGACTATCAAATACCTGAGGTATTAAATGAAGAAGAAGCTGCAACTAATCCGTTGCTAAAAGAATGGGCTGAATATGCTTGGGAGAATGGTTATTCTCAAGAAGAGTTCTCTCATTGGGTAAATAAGTTTGCTGAATATCAAGAAGCACAACAGCCTAACCTAGATCAAGTAAAGGCAGAGTTAGGTGATAATGCTAACCAAAGGGTTGAGTCTGCACAGTTATTCTTGCAAAAGTTTTTTCCAATAGAAATGCAAGATGCAATAGCACAACTTGGATCATCTGCAGAAGGTATTAAGGCTGTGGAATATATACAAAAACAAATGCAAAGCACAACAATTTCAAATCAAGCTACTGTACCTGCAGGTCTTACTCAAGAAGATGTTGAGGCAAGAATGAGAGATCCACGTTATTATGATCCTGCTAGAAGAGATAGAGGCTTTGTAGATCAGGTAAATAATGACTTTAAAAAACTTTACGGGTAGTGGTGTCTACAGTGGTCAATCCATTGTAGAAGCAGATATATCTCATGTAAATTATTTACAGGATAATTTAAGAGATTCAGATGTAAGGGAGTGCATTATACATGGTGCTACTCCCTTTCGTGCATTAATGTCAGGGTTTAGAGAAGATAAAGCTGAAACATACACAGTTATACTTGATGGCAAACCTGCAATGATGTTTGGTGTAACACCTGTTTATGAACATATGATTGCAAAGATATGGGCATTAGGTACATATGCTATTGAAGATCACTCAACAAAGTTTCTTTTTTGGAGCAGAAAAGTAGTAGATTACTTCCAAAAACAATATTATCAGCTAGAAAATGTAGTACCTGCCGACCATACAAGAACTATAGATTGGCTTACATTTCTAGGATTTCATATTATAGAACAGCCAATAATGTTAAATGGTTATCAGGTTTTAAGATTTATACGTTGCAAAGACCATAATTATTTGATAAAGGATAAAGAACAGCCTGTTATAAGCTGATGGCCCACACGGATAACCAGACGAAGCTGAAGACGGATAACTGGAAAAATGTAATTTTAATTTTAAACAGGAGATCTAAGAATGGCTAATACAATCGATACAGCCTTTATTAGGCAGTTTGAAACCGAAGTTCATCTAGCTTATCAAAGAATGGGTAGTAAATTAAGAAATACTGTTCGTACTGTAAGCAATGTGAATGGAAGTACAGTACGTTTTCAAAAGATTGGTACTGGTTCTGCCTCAACCAAATCAAGAAATGGTATGGTTACACCAATGGAACTAGCTCACACCACAGTTGATGTCACACTTTCAGACTACTATGCTGCAGAGTACATTGACAAATTGGATGAGTTAAAGACCAACATAGACGAAAGACAAGCTGTGGCACAATCTGCTGCTGCTGCTCTAGGTCGTAAGACTGATGAGTTACTTATTAC